GTTTACAAAATGACGGTGGTTTTAGAGGCAATCAAGCAGTGAAGCCGCCGTATAATAATCGAGCCATGACAGCGGTATGAACGCTGCCATGGCCCTAACCACGAACCTTCGAGGAGGTCCAATGGCTTCAGCCACAATATCACGACGCGCCCGCGTTTGTCGTTTATGCGCCAACTCTGAGCCAGTCGCAATCTTTCGTAAGACGGGAAATATTTGCAATCGCTGTAAGCAGGCGAGACACAGATTAAGGATCGAAAACGGTTACCTGCCGCCGCTCTCAAAGCGCGAGCCAAAGCCAATAATGGAGCGGCTGCTAGCTCACCGCAGGATAGATCCAAACGGCTGTTGGGTTTGGACTGCTTCCACTGACAGACAGGGCTATGGCCACATTTCGAACGTATTCATAGGCGGAAAATCGCGCTCTATTTCCGTTCACAGACTGGTTGCCCATTTGATCCACGGACTTGATTTAAGCAGTAGGAATACCTACGCCTGTCACCATTGCGACAACCCGCCATGCTTCAACCCGGATCATCTCTTCGTCGGAACCCCGAAGGACAATTCGGACGATTGCAAGAACAAGGGACGCGAGAGGCACCAACTAGGGGAGGAAAACGGCGGTGGCGGCAAGCTAACCGCTGATCAGGTTTCCGAGATCAGGGACCGATACAGGCACGGGGAATCTCAAAGAGTTATCGCGAGCGCCTTCGGTGTTGATCAAACGATGATCAGCATGATCGTGCTGCGAAAGCAATGGCGTCACGTCCAGTGAACGCCAAGTTGGAGGCGCTGAAGTGAATCAGGGTATGAGGCCCGCAGGTTCAAGTCAGGCCATTCTTTTAACCATCAAACAACGCGGCGCCGCATGGCTGGGGCGCGCTGGAGCGGCTATTGAGTGCATCTAACGGATTGGCTCCTTCAGAACGCATGGTCCATCGTAGTGACCGCAGTGCTCGTTTACAACTACGTCATCCGCAAAGACACCAGCCGAGATATTCAGATCAAGGTGCTACAGGATGCGGTGGCCGAGCACGTCAAGCAGTGTACGGAAACGCCGAACTCAACCTTGCTCGCTGAAATTCGCGCTGTGAACAAATCGCTGGCCGACCATGCCGAGCAGGATCGGCAAGTGGCGGCAGAAATCCGCGCCGACATTCGCGAGATTAACCGGCTCTTGGCTAACCGATCATGACACCCGACCAGCTATTCCAACGCCTGCTGACGTTCATTCTGCGCCCTGACCACGAGGGCGGATACGCGAACGACCCGCAAGACCCCGGCAAGGAAACGATGCGCGGGATAACTGCGCCGGTCGCTCGCAAGTGGGGATACTTCGGCCCGATGCGCGATCTGCCCATCGAACTGACGGAGAAGATTTACCGCGTGGACTACTTCGACCTGTGCCGCTGTGCCGAGTTGCCGCAACCCTTGGCCGCGCTGGTGTTCGACGCAGCGGTTAACCAGGGACCGGGAGCAGCCGGCGAATTCATCAGCGAGTAGGCGCCAAATGAGTGCACTTCCATGTCCTGATTCTTAAATCCGTAGAATTGCCGCAGCCTTGATCCTGCTCACCCAGGTTTAACGCGTGAAGCCGCGGCGCGGCTGGGCTGGAAACAAGGAATGCTGCGGCTCGTCGAATTCCTTTTCGGTAATCAAAGCGTGAGGCTCCACGAACCAGGGGTGGGCATGGGTTTTGAAGTTCAAGACGAAACCCGGCGGTAAGGGCCAGCATGGCGTCTACGACCTCACAGAAGACGACGTTCGGACAATCGCACGGCGCAATCGGGCCGAAGACTGTCGCCGCAGTGCAGTCGATCAACCCCAAGGCGAAGCGCGCCAGTGAGTACCGCCATTCCGAAATCAAGTCCGCCACCATGAAGCGCGTTCAGGAAGAGTACAGAGCGATCCGGATTGAACGGTCAAATGAAACGACCCGGCGCAACAAGTCATACATGACCGCAGTCCGAGCGGCGGCGGCGCTCCGGCGCCGTATCCGCGAATGGCGTGACCGTCACGACAGCGTCACGGAATTCCAGTTACCGAATCTTGGCGGCGTTCATCCGTGGCGCGCTGACGAACGGGCGTCGTGGGCTGAACACGAAAGCAAGAAAGGGCAATAGATGCCGGATACAGAATTACCCGATTTAACGGCCGCTGAAGACCTGCAGGACGACGACCTAGCGTATGTCGTGCAGGGCGGCGCGGCTGACCGTAAGGCCACCATTGCGCAGTTACGGGGCGACCCCGCGGCGCGTCTTGTGGCGCTCGATGAGTTGTCACCGTTGACGGAAGAAGACCTGCTGTTCGTTGTGCGCGGCGCTGGTTCCCCGCTGGAATACACCGCCTACAGAACTACGGTTGCGGACCTGATTGCTCTGGCGCCGACGTCAGACTTCGACCCGGGATACACCACGCCTGTCGATGGTGACTTCGCCTGGTCGAATCAGGGCGGCGCGAGCATTACCACGCTGGCAAACGGCGGACTGTTCTTGAGGGCGCCGGCGGGAAGCGCAATCAATCTGCGCTGCCGTGTGAAGGCTGCGCCAGCGACACCGTATTCGGTCATCGCGCGTATCGAACCGCTAATCGGCGGCGTGAACACTAGCCAATTGTGCGGGCTGCTGTTCTCCGACGGCACAAAGCTGGTAACGCTGGCCGTTACGAGCGCGGCAATGGCGCGCGTCACTCGCTGGAATAACACCGGGTCTTACAGTGCGGATTCACTGGTACGCGTGGGCAGACCGGCGGGCTGGTTCAAAATCGAGGACGACGGAACCAACCTGAAGTATTACGTCGGCAACGACGGCGAGAACTGGATTCTGATGTTCAGTCAGGCGCGCGGCAATTTCCTATCTACCGGACCGACGCATATCGGCTGGTTCGTCAATTCCGAAGAAGCCAGCCAGGCCATCGACGCGGCGGCAACGCTGCTGAGTTGGGAAGAGACCACGTGAGCAAGCTGGTACTGGTCGAGGGCGGATACCTTGAACTCACCGAGATAGACGGCGACCTGAAGCTGGTCGCGGTCGACCCGTGGACGAAACGGATTTCCGTCTATCAGGCAAACCGGCTACTGGACCGTGAATTCGCTAACGGCGCATGGTTCGAACCTCGAAGCACAGATCCGGGCGAAGATGGAAGCGGCGGCGTGATTCCCGGCATGGTGCGCACGTTCGTCCCGGCGGCTAACTTCAGCGTGGCGTCGAATAAGGAAAAGACGAACGCTGAGCCGATTCACTTCAACAACGTTCCCGCGTGTGACATCCGGTTTATGGCCTTGTTCACCGCGGAAGAGGACGGAAACTTCATGCGGTCCTGTCCGTTGACTACGGAACTGATTGGCGTGCCGGACGGGGCTTCTGTGACGATTCCGGAGGGCGGTTCAATCTTCAGCTTGCAGGACGTCGAGAGCTAAAAGAAAAAGCCACCCCGCCGGGTGGCTCTCTCTTGTTCTAGGCTGGCCTGAATTCGCGCTGGACCCCGTCGGGCCGCTGGCTGGTTTCAGTCGGACTCTTTCGCCTTCGGCGTGGCGGTTTTCTTCTTACTCATTTTCCGATTCCCCGCAACCCCACCTGTTTCCCATTTCGGGAGAAGACAGGTAACCACCGCGCAGCCGAGCACAGAATAGGCGCCTGCAGCCGTCCACGTCAAACAAAACTTGCACCATGGGGGTATACTCTCCCCGAAAGCAACTGCAAGACGTCGAGTTCGGGATAGGGGCGCTATGCGACATGTTCAAAGGTTAGGGGTCGTTCGGCGTTGATAGCGCCGTGCGGCCCCGCTTTATGCCTACAGGAATCGGCAAACAGCATGGGGCAACAACTGAAGGTTGACCGCTCAGGATTGCCGAATTCGTTGACGAACTGGCAGCACGCCGCGGCTATCGCTATGCGCTTCTGGACGCCATCGACGACAGGTTCGGGCTTGGCTGGAATCGCCGCCTGATGCGCTGCCACCGGCTTGCGATCGAGTTGACGCGCTGATGTTCTGGCGATTCTGGCAGGCGGTTATGACGGTTCTTTTCGGGATACCAAAGAATGAGTAAGTGGTGTGACAAGAGACTTCTAGCTGCGCTGTTCGTGTTCATGGTGCTAGTCGTCATATACCTGCACTGGCTGGCGCCGGAGCCGGGAACAACGCAGTGGGCAAGGGAAACGGCGAATCTAATCATCGGCGGTCTGGTCGGGCTTGTGACCGGCGCGCTATTGGCAGGCGGCGGCAATCCGCCAAATGGAGAGAGTCAATGAATTGGGGAGCATTCGGAAAGGCTGTTGCCAATGTCGGCGGTCTGGTCGCCGGTATCGGTCCAATATTCGCCGCGTCCACCAAGAACACCAAGGACGACATGATTGTTGCGCGCACCGTGGACACGCTGAATCAGATCGTCGGCGTTGTCGAGTCGGTTGAAGTGTTCAACGCTGCGCTGACCGCGCCTGTCACTGGATCGGAGAAAGCCAAGGCTTCAGGTCCAATGGTCGCGCAGATCATCATTCGTTCGATGGAAGCGAGCGGAAAGAAACTCGACGGCGACAAGCGCGAGAAGTTCGCCGCGGCCTGCGCTGCGATGGGCGGAAACGTCGCGGACATCATGGATTGCTTCAAGGACTAAGTGAAAGACTACGCCGCGGGCGACCTCGACCGGATAGCAACTATCCAGGTTAAGACGAGTGTCGCCGATGAGATGAGCGCCGAAGGGACGGAAGAGTGGGCCGAATATGCGGCCGACGTTCCTTGCGCTGTGGAGTATGCCGGATCGCGCGAGTTCCCGGCGAGCGTTAAGCGAGTAGCTGAATCGACCGTCCGGTTCGTGTTCCGCTACCGCTCCGACATCGACCCGGCCACCATGCGGATTGTGTACGTGGAAGACCACGACGCCAGCCCGACACGGGAACAAGTCTTCGACATCTTTCCGCCACAGCACATCGGTCGCCGTGACTTCACGGCAGTAGAGGCCAAAGAGTCCCAATAAGTGAACGTCGAGACTGCGGTTTATCGGCTGCTGATTACAGACGGCGGCGTTAGCGGAATTGTGTCTGGCCGCGTGTTCGGCGGCGTTCTCAGGCAGGACGTTGTTTATCCGGCCATTGCGTACAGGCCGTCAGGCCCGCGGCGAGTGATTCGCACAATGGAAGGCGGATGCGCTTTGTTCGCACAGCAGTTCGCCGTGTTCTCCGTCACCGATCAGGAGCACGGAGCGTTCAAGACATCCGTGCTTTTGGATGAAGCCGTATTCGCCGCGCTGGACGAGTTCAGCGGCACGGTGAGCGACGGCGGCTCACCCGAAGACACCCTTGAGATACAGGCCATCTTTTCCGGCCATGTCGCGCACGAATACCAGCATCGCGACCTTGGCGGCAAGCGCCTGCACGAGTTTCTGACCGAGTTCGACGTTCATTACATAGACCCGACCCGAAGTTCCTAAAACCCTAACAAACCCCAACAACCCGAAAGAAAAGGAGTCCGAAAATGGCCACAGCGGCAACCCTCGGTTATCAGACCTATCTCAAGCACGGTATTGCTGGAAGCCCGATCAGCTTCGCCACCATCGCAGAAGTGCGGCGCATCGGCAGTTTCGGCAGCAAGCGCGGACTGGTCGACGTGACGAACATGGACAGCCCCGACAGCGCAAAGGAATTTATCCTGGCACTGAAAGACGGCGTGGAGTTCACCGTCGTTGCAAACTGGCTGAGCGACACGACTCAGGATGCGATTATCGCTGCCCACGATGCCGGTACGCTGGAAGACTTCCAGATGGACTCCACTCTCGGCGGCTGGCAGTTTGACTTCTCCGCGCTCGTTCTCGGATGGGAAGTTTCCCCTGAGCCTGAGAAGCAGGACGAAATCACATTCACATTCAAAGTCTCCGGCCCGATTCAGTTGAGCTAAGCGCATGGCTGTTCTCAAGAAAGGCGCTTCTCTTCCTGCGACTTCTCATCCCATGGATATACCGGAGTGGGAAGGCGCAGTCTTGATTCGGGCAATGAGCGTTGCCGACCTCCGCGAGTTCCAAAAGCAGTCGAAAGACGACGAACTCGCGGCGGCATCGTTCGCCATTCTCAAGTCTGTTTACGATGCTGACGGGCAACCGTTCTTCGATGACATCGCGGCTGTCGAGCAGCTTGAAATGGGAATCTTTCGCCGGCTCAGCGAAGCCGTCGGCAAGCTCATCAATCCCGACCCGAAAGCAATCGCAAAAAACTCCGAAGCCAGCCTGAACTAAGGTTCGCGTACAGGCTGGCCGCTCACCTTGGCGGCATGCGGAAAGTAAACCGTATGCCGTGCACGGAGTTTTACGAGTGGCTTGTTCTCGAACAGATCGAGCCATTTGGCGAGCGCGGGCACTACTTCCGATCCGCGCAACTCCTGACCCTACTCGCCAACATCAACCGAAAGCAGGGATCGGCACCGTTCGAACTCTCGGACTTCATGCCGAAGTTCGACGATGACGACTCGCCCCGGCAGACCCACGACGCCATCAAGGCCGCAATGATGGCACTCAAAGCACAGCAGGACGCACACCTTAAAGCCAAGGAACGCGCAGAGCGCAAGAAGCGCGAACGACAGGAACGACGTGGCGCTAATACAGGGACTCGACCAACTCGAAAGAAAACTCCGCGAGATTGAACTGTCCGTCCAGCGCAAGGCGTTGCGGGATGGCGTCAAGGAAGGCGCGGTGTTGATCGCGGAGGAAGCATCAAGGCGTGCTCCCGTTCTCACCGGAGAGTTACAGGAAAACATCATCGTTTCCATGCGCGACTCCGAGTCCGACGCGAAGACGGTCGCGGCTCGCATCGGGCCATCTAAGCGCGTGTTCTACGGCGTGTTTGATGAGTTTGGAACGGCGCACATGACCTCGCAGCCGTTCCTTATTCCTGCCTTTGAAGCCAAGAAGGAAGAGGCGCTTCAGTTGACCAGCGAGCACTTCATCGAAGCAATTAATGAGGCGTAATGGCGTTATCAGGTAGCGGCCCAATCAGTTCGCTCTTTGTCGAGTTCCGCGCTTCGACCTCCAAGTGGTCGGAGGACATGCGGGCCATTGGCAAAGAGGCGCGCGAACTCGAAAAGGTTCTCAAGCCGACCATCGACCGCGCCAAGGAAATTGGCATCGCATTTACCGCCGTCGGTGGCGCGGTGCTGGCGTCCATCGGGGCCATGGTCAAAAGCTCCATCGACCTTGGCGACAAGCTGAAGGATATGTCCGTTCAGACGGGCGCGAGCGTCGAGCAGTTGTCGCGCCTTGGCTTCGCCGCTGAACAGAACGGGGCCAGCCTTGAGGATGTTGGAACGGCGATGCGTAAGGTATCGCTGAGCGCGCTCGAAGCGGCCAACAACATCAAGGGCAAGCAGGCGGAAGCGTTCTCGGCGCTCGGCATCGAAGTTCAGGCCGCAAACGGTCAGATCAAGGACGCGAACACGCTGCTGTTCGAAATGTCCGACGCGTTTGAAAAGACTCAGGACGGGCCGGAGAAGGTTGCAACGGCGGTCGCGTTGCTCGGAAAGAACGGCGCGGCGCTAATCCCCGTGCTCAACTCGGGAAGCGCCGAACTGAAGCGCATGGGCGACGAACTCGAAAGCGTCGGCGCGGTCATGTCGACAAAGGCCGCAATCGCTGCCGACGAGTTCAACGACGCGATCAACCTGAATAACAAAGCCATCCAGGGATTCAGCAACGCGGTCGCCGCGGCCCTCGTGCCGGCGCTCACCGATTTGGTTCGCCAGTTGACTCCGGTTATCGCCAAGTTCGGCGAGTGGGCGCGCATGTATCCGGAAGTGGTGCGGCTGACGGCGCTGCTCGCCGCGGAGTTGACGGGCGCAGGCGGTCTGATTATCGGCTTGACGGCTGTTGCGGCGCTCCTGCCGAAGATCAACGCGGGACTGTCCCTTCTGGCAAAGAATCCGATTATCGCGGCCATCGCTGCATTCGTTGCGCTCGCCACGGCGGCGTTCGTCTACCGGCATGAACTGGAACTCGGCATCAACGCCATTAAGCAGTACATCGCAAGTGCTCTGATTCCGCTGATCGACATCGCGGCCAAGGTTGCGCGGGCCTTCGAGGGAGTGATTGAGCTAATTCCCGGCATTGCGGACAGTGCGCCGTTAAGTGGATTGCACGGGCGCTTAACGGCGCTGAGTCTTGAACTGGAAGAGATGGCCGAGAACGCGCGCGTGGCGAATATCGCGCTGCGGTTCGAACAGCTGGACCTCAATCCTCACATTGAAGGCATTGACGATCTGAATAAAGGCGTCATCAACTTTGGCGACAACACGAAGGAGGAGGCAGAGAAGGCAGCGGAGGCGCTTAAAAAGCTTAAGCAGGACTCGATAAACGACCTTATCGAGGGATTCTCCCAGATGGACATGGAGAACCGCGCCGCAACGCTGACCACTCTCAGAAGCGTGAAGATCGGCGTCGACATGGGGCCGCTTCCAAAGGCCCCCGAAGACCTCAAAATCTGGTCCGAAAACATGCTTGCCGCTTGGGATCGCATCGGCAAGTCCGGCTCTCTTCCGCTTCTCTTGCAGAGCATCGAGCGCATCAAGGAAACGATGGGGCAGATCGAGATGCCGCCGATGTTGGCCGAGATGACCACGCGCGCAGAACTCGCGATGAAAAAAGCGCGGGACCAGGCTAATGATTTGGGCGCGTCCATTAAGGAACTGACCGGCCTCGGCTATGACGAAGTTCAGATCATGGCGATGTTGGCCGGTGAGTTCAGCACGGCCGCGCGCAACGTGGAACAGTACGGCGTGAAGGTCGACGAAACGACCGACAGGATTCTTGCTCAGATCGACGCCACGAAGAAAGCGGCGGCAGAAGCGCAGCGCTGGCAGCAAACATGGTCACAGGTAATGGCCAACATCGTGACGGACTTTGCGCGCGGGATAACGGACGTTATCTTCCGGGCGCGATCCTTTACGGGCGCTCTGGCCGACATTGGAAAGCAGGCGGGCCGCGCGTTCACTCAGGCATTCTTCGCCGAACTCTTTAGCCCGTTGACGCAGATGCTCGCCGGATGGGGCCGTCAGTTGGCGGGGATGCTTCAGACTCAGGTTATTCCGAAGATTACTGGAGCTATAGGGCTTGGCTCGATCGCGTCAAAGACCGGGGGCGCTGTTCCTCCAGTAGTGCCGGGAGTTCCGGGAGCACAGGGCGGATTCTTCGGACTCTCCGGCGCTAAGCTGCTCGCGTTTGCTAAAGACCCGATTACGCTGGCGGTCGCCGCTGTCGTTGGTGGCATCTTTGCCGCAACAAAGCTAATCGGCCGGGGCCGCGAGCAAGCCGACAAGTTCGGCGATCAGATCGAACGTCCCTTCGCTCTCCAGATCGGCCAGATTGTCGACGGCTTCAACTCGGCAAAAGCAGCCGGCGCGCTCTCTCTTCAGGAAGCCAAGGCAACCCGAGACGAACTCGTACAGCTTCAGCGGACATTCAACTCGCAGGCGTCGGCATTCGCCGCAGAAGGCGATCAGCAGCGAAAGGTTGTCGAGCAGGCCATCGCGGGACATAACGCGAACTTCGGGCCGAACCTGACGCGCGTGCTGGATCAGGTAAACGCGGAGATTGCCGCACTGTCGAAGGGGGGCGGCGTGAACGGTTCCGGCATCCCAGCGACCGGCCTTGCTCTTTCGGCTTCGAACGTCATCGACGGAGCGGCGGATAAGTTCGTCCTTGCGGTAGACCGGCTGGTGGCGCATGGCGGCACGGGCGGCTCAGTCATCAACGCGCCGTTCAATCCTACCGTCAACGTGAGCATCGACGGCGCCACGGCCGACGTGCGGCGCGAACTGATGGCGCAGATCGACGAGATTCTAAACACCGGCCTTGATGGCTGGCGCGAGAAGTGGACGGCATACTTCCGCGACAACAAAGGGCTGGTGACAGCATGAGCAATCGCCGCGCCTGGTATTTGACCGACGCCGACGAGATGGAAGAATTCCCGCTTGCTGAGCGGTTCGGCTCGTCCATGCGTGTCGAGCGCGTGACCCTCGACATGACAGCGGAGCGCGGCCGACGGTTCATCTACACGCAGGAAGAGCGCCGCCGAGTGTGGACGCTGCTGTTTCGGTTCCACACGCAGGAGATTTACGACTTCTTTGAAGACTTGGACGCAGCCGTGACCGGCGACGAAACGCCGTTCTATTTCGTGCTGGACCCGGACGCCTCGCCGATTGATGCCGTGCTGGTACGCAAGGAGAAAGACTTCGATCCGCGCCCAATGGACACCGGCAAGTCATCCGGCGACACGGCCGCTCCAATTTGGGACTACACCCTCACCCTAACCGAAGAGATCGACACGGAGTTCAGCATAGATGCCTGACACCAAGCTTAGCGAGATCGCTACAGAGCTAACCGAACTTCAGCAGACAGACCGGCTTTACGCAGTGCAGTATGACGGGTCACCGCCGACTCCCGTCTCCAAGTTCGTCACCTACGAGACGTTGCTGGCTGCGATTGGCGAAGAGGTGGGACAGGGGGGGAACGTAACATCGACTGGAGCTTTCGGGGCTGAGCCGGGATCATCTGCTGCCGGCGACCTGTATCTGCCGAATAACGCTTCCCATATTGCTCGAAGCAATGGGAGCAACTTCGACGCGCAATGGGGGCCGGTATTCCCTATGACGCCTCCTATTAGCGGAGATTTTGCGTGGAGAAATCAGGGCGGCGCTTCGTTGGTGACAACCAGCGGCGGTATTTTCCTGAAGGCACCTACAAATGGCAGCCACAGCTTCAGAATACGGGAAAAGGCGGCGCCCTCTACGCCTTACACCATCACTGCGTTAATCATCCCGTTCACATTGAATGTGGATTATCAGTTGGTTGGAATCGGCTGGAACGACGGGACGAAGTTGGCCGTATTTGGAGTGTTTAGTAGCGCCTCGTCTGGGAATTTGCTTCAAAGCAGTAAGTACGCAACCGTTACGGGCGCCTCGGCGGGCGACTATGCCTTTTTGCTACTGCCGCAAGGTGGCCCAATATGGCTAAGGATCACTGACAACGGAACGAACCGGATCTGCTCCTACTCTTTTGATGGTGAAAACTTCATCCAGGTCCACTCGGTCTCCCGTACTGATTATCTTACGCCGACCAACATCATGTTTTACGCCAACGACCTCAATACGAGCTATGAATGTGCGTTAAAACTGCTGAGCTGGAAGGAAACATAAGCCTTCAATGCCTCTGATACTCGAAGGCGGCGGCGACCTTCTCTTAGAAGACAGCGACAGTCTTTTACTCGAAACCGCTCCGGAAGCGCAGGACCCGTCATGCGACTTTGACGCGGGCGCGGACTTCTCCTGTACCGCCTACGTCTCGCGCATCCGTGGCGCTCGATGGCTGGCGATCGGTACCATCTTTCTCGATGACGCCACCGAGTACGTCGCGACCGGGCGCACCACGCATCCTTCCCGAACCTACGAGGGGCGCGTTCTCTCGTGGGGCAGCATCGACAAGTCCATCCCTGTCCCGTCGGGGATGCCGCAGGCTTCTCAACTGCGCTGCCGTCTGGCTGACACTGACGAAGCATGGCGCGACAAGCTGGGCGGGCAGACTCCGCAGGGGCGGCGCATTCAGGTCAAGTTCCTTCAGGAAGGAACGTCAGAAGCAGCAGCCGACATTCTGTTTACCGGCATCATCGAAGAGTTTTCTACAGGGCCGGGGTATGTCGAAATCTACGCGGTCAGCGACGAGTTGTCGTGGCTCGACGAGCGTATCCCCGATGTCATCACGCCGGAGAACTTCCCTGAGTATGCGAAGGTCGAGCAGGCATTTCTTCCGGTGTGGCTCGGGCACGTTGTCGGAAAGGCGGTCTCGCTCGGCTTTGCCAATGCAGCCCCAGCCGAACCGGCAGCGGGCGCTCTGGTCGATGCGGCCGACGCTGCCGACGCCCTGACGGCTGAGATACTCGCGGCGGTGTTCACTTCGCCGGGATCACTCTTTGGCGTGCTTGCAGCCCAGCAAGAATGGATTGAGAAGATCGAGTCGAAGTACGCGCAGGCTCTCCCGCTCATCCTGAACGAGTTCAACCTGCAATACGACGCCGGGGTGATTGAACTCGCGGACGCCGTTTACGCGCGGGACAAGCTGCAAGACTTGCTCGACGCGGTGGACGCTCGGGCGACGGAGTATGCCGCGGGCAACTCTCAGCGCGCGGCGGTCATCAGCAACTTCCGCGGCGGTGTGACTTCCTTCTATGGCGACACATGGGAAACGCTGCTGGCGGAACTCGACGCGAAGATAGCCACGCTGGAAGGTTCGCCACCGGCTGAAGCATTCGCGCCACAGGGGGCCGTCCCGCTCCCCTACATCGGCGGCAATCGGTGGGGCGCGGCGATGCACCCGTTGTGGCGGGAGTTGTGCCTGTATCGCAAGGAGCCGGACGAGGCGGTATTTACCGGCGTGCCGATTGAGGAATACGCCGTGACGGCGGAAGTCCGGAGCTTCGCGGAGTATCCTGACAGAACCTTCACCTGTACGTTCATCGACTTCCTTGTCGCCCAACCGGACGGCACGGAAATCCGTCTTGACTCTGACGGGGCCTACTCGCGAGACGCATTCGGCTCCATGCCCGCCGCTGGCTACGCGGCCGACGGATTCAACGGGCCGCTTCGCAACCCGGTCGACGGCTTCCTGATCCTAAAAGAACTCATCCTGCCGAAGTCGGCCACGGCGGCAAACTCGAATATAGACGCGCTGATCGCTCTCCGGAACAAGATGGAAACGGGCGGGGCGACAATGCCGCCGCTGTTCTGTGACGGGGTGGTGAATGAGTCCATGACCGGCCGAGAACTCATGGGGCGGTTCCATGCGACGTTTCAGACCGACTTCTACCACGATAAGAAGGGCCGCGAGACGCTGAAGCGCATCGACGACACGGACGACGGCAGACCGGAGATAACCGAGCACGTTATTGTGCGGAATACCTGGGGCGAGCGTTCCCCGAATCCGACCGTCAACCGATACCGGGCAAACTATGGCCGCGACTACGCCACCGACAACTGGTTCGACATCGCTTTAGCCGACAATCTGAGCGATCAGGAGGCCCGGCAGAAGGTCCAGGACGCAACGGTTGACTTCTGGTTCGCCCGAGACGCGCAGACGGCTCTAGCGGCCACGCAGGACCGTTTACGGTATACGGCGCTTGGCTCCTACCGGCAACGCGCAGAAGTGCCGCTGCCGCAAGTCTCGGCCTTCCTTGAACTGGCCAAACTGGTAGGCTGGACGCACTACCGCGGAATGCAGATCAGCGGCTACCACAACCGGGAAGCCAAGATCATCGGCTATTCCATCGACCTTGACGGCTTCAAGGTGGCGATCGACTCGATTGTGCGGGTTGCTCTGCCGTTCGGTGAGCGGCAACTGGCGGAAGCGAACTTTGACGCGGGCGCTCCGATGACGGTCGAAGAGAGCCATCAGAACGAAGTATTCCCGATTTCGGTCGAAGAAAACCCGGTACCTGACACCGTAGCCAACAATACGACGCGCGTTCGGATTGTCGATGGCGAGCCGGAATACCCTATGGTTCCCGGCGACACGCTGTATTACTCGCTCGACATCACGGGCGGCTCTGGCGTCTCTCCGATGGCGAAGGAACACTATCGCTTCCCGGAGCCGGACCCGCTGAAGACGCTAACTGCCGTAACCATGAAAGTCCGGTTGCGAAAAACCATCAGCCCGGCGCACGTTCCACAGGCTGCATACGCATCGCTGTATGAGGGAACCAATCTGAACGACGTGGACAACGGAACGGCGTCGTTCGGCTTTGGCGCGATGGTTTCGGCTGATTTCGCCACATACGAGTCCAGTCCCGTTTCCGCCGCAACGTGGAACAGCTACACCGATCCAGTTCTCGCGTTCAGGCTGTTCGACTCATCCGGCGAAATCGGCTCGCCGTACCCAACCTTCGACATATCCGAAGTCAAGATCGTTTACCACTACGCATAGGGGAACACATGGCATTCAAGCGAATCAGCGAGTACAACGCGAACCGGCTGCTGGAATTGGAATTCGAGGACGGCGCATGGATCTCGCTTCACGACGACGACCCCGGCGAGAGCGGCGCTAACGAAATCGCCGACGTAGACCGCGTGTTCGTCAGTGCGGCCGGCTGGAGCGTTGCGGCCGACAAGGAACTTCACAACGTGGACCAGATCGACTTCGAGAACATGCCGGCGTGTGAGGTTAGCTACTTCGGCGCGTGGGACGCAGAGACGGCCGGGAACTTCCTGCGGTCCACGCCGCGGCTCGACGGCTCACCGCTCGAAGTCACGCCGCTGAGCGTATCGGAAGGAAACACGGTCACCATACCGGAAGAAGCCTGCATCTTCGCCTTCTCGAACGTGGAAGTGTAATGCCAACCGACGAGCAAGTCAGAGCAACGCTTCCCGCGCCCACAAACTACGCGGCGCGAAGGACGCTCATTCACCTGAAGAGTGTCCATACAAGGCTTCTGTCTGCTTCCGATGACGTGGCGCGCTGTCCGGAAATTGCGGCGTATGCGGGCACGATCCGGCTAATGGCTAACGCAATCGAAACGGCCCGCGCTCAAATTGCGTTGGATATTCACTGCGCGGAAAACGGGCTAGCCCTAAAGGAGTATGCGTGAAAGCACTATTGCTGCTGATTCTGACGGCTGGTCCGCTGATGGCCCAGCAGTCCGTCACCCTGCCAACCTATGACGGCCAGCCGGTAACGATCATCCCGCGAGACAAGCGGGGCAAGCCGGTTGCGAAGGTGGACGGCGCTTTAACGTGGAAGTCCTCGAATGAAGCGGTGGCCCGCGTGGACTCCTGCGACGAGGGCAATCTGGCGTGCGTGATAAAGGCGTACAGCGAAGGGACGGCCACCATCACAGTAACAGGTGACGGCGCTATGGGCGCTCAGGTTCGTCCGCTGACGTGGACGGTTGCCGTAACGGTGACCGCTCCTGAAGCCTACTCGCTCGACGGCGTACTCGGCCCGCAGTTGCCGGATGTGGCTGCTCTACGCGGCACGGTAACGCTGGTCGCCAACGTGGCCGACGATACCGGCGTTTCTTCGTTTAAATGGCTCATAGACGGCGCTCCGCTCGGGGAGCCTATCGCCATACCTCCCGCTGTAATCGAGACGCCTTGGGACACCACAAGCGTTGAGCCTGGCATTCACGTTGTAAGCGGCGAGGCGAGCGATGCGGCGGGGAACGTCGGCACGAAATCCCTCTCCGTGCTGGTGGGGCGCTAGTCTCGCTTCTTGGACTGCGCTAGTAGGTCAGCGAACAGAACAGGGTTGCTTTCGCGCAGGTATGCTCCGACGCCAAAGTTCTCCCATCGCGCATCCTCGGCCTTGCGCTTGGCTCTATACTTGCTGTCCCTTTCTTCTGCCCGCGCCTTCACGCTCTCAGGATCGTGCTGCTTGCAATAGAGACCGCCTTCGCCAAAGCCGCGCGCTCTGAGGCATTGGTAAAAGCGCCCGCCTCGTCCGCTCTCCTGAACCTCTTCGATGCACCTATCGGGCTTCTCGGGATACCCATTTGGGTTGCCCGCCCATGCGCCGTAAATCCTCTTGCCGTCTTTTACTCTCATCTTCCTTCCTTTCCGCTCTGGAGTCCGTTGGCGCGGGCGTAGGCCAGTAGAACGGCCAGCGCCAGCGACGGCTGATCAGCCGTGCAGCATTCAGGGGAACGTGCGGCCTCGCTTAACAGTCGGAGCGCCTTGTCGATGACGCCGCAGCGGATCGCAGCAGCCTTGTATTTAGTTGCCGCCAAATCCTCCAGCAACCGCCAAGCGTTCGCGGGCTCAAGCCAGTCGAGGGGCACTTCTTCTGGATCGAACTCAGCGCCAGTAATGGGGTCGCGGGCCATCCACTCTCCCCGCTGCTCGCTCACCAGTCTGCACAGTGCGGCTGTCTCGGATGGGCTGGTCATTTGGGCGGTTCCTTTCTGGACTGCCAGCCAATTACCAACCGCCAAAGAATTATTTCGCCTTTCCAGCATGGCCCATCGGCGCGCACGTAGCGAAATCCGCCGCTCTCAGAATTCAGCATGACCCAAGCAATCATTGGTAGTGGCCCCATGGTTCTGCCGTTTTCTCGGCTGGCGTGTTCGCTATGGCCCGCCGCTTCAATCCTCGGAGGATTATCTGGAACCACTCCTCAACGTCGGAGTAGTCGTCCAGCGTCAGATTCGACGGGAATTCCATAATGAAATCGCCCATATTGTGTTGATGAATAATCCGATTCGCTTCAGCCTGCGTCACATCCCTCTCCTTTCATTCCGCGTCGCGGGTGGGCAGCAGGGCGGTTTCCGAATGCGCCTCACACAGATGGTTGTCTAGCTTGAACCCGGCGCTTTTCTTCGCTGATCTGCTGCCGTCATCCGGGAACAACTCGCTTTTCCATCCGCACGGGCACTGCGCCTGCTGAAACTTCACGGTCACGATTTCCGACTGCTTCGTGTATTCGTCGGGCGTCATGAACTCGCTGTCTGGAGTGAGGCGCTTTCGCCAGTTCTGATAGACGCGACCCTTGTCTGCGCCCATGAACACGGCTCGACCTCCGGGATAGACCTGCAACACGCCGTCTGCGCCTTCAATCTCGACGTAGATCATCATGCGGTTCTTGCGCGCCCAATCGTGGGCTTCATCGACAGATCGAAATACCATTGCGGTTACTCCTTCTCAGATGTGGCGGCTACGAGTTGAGCGTACTTCTGCTGCCATTCCTGACGCGCAGCCAGTTCCTTGAACCACATGTCGCGGTGTTTCTCGTTGTCGGCGCGCCACAATTCAGCCGCGCCCTTCAACCGCTCCATCTCCCGCCCCTGCTCGGCCTTCTCCTGTAGGGCGTTGTCGCGCTCCACGATCAGACGGCAGTTCACATCCTCACGATGGCGCATCCTGTCGTTTAGCACGCGCAGTTCATCCCCGCTGGTGGCGATGGCCTTGGTTGCGGCTGACAGTTGCCGCCGCAACTCCGATTCCTCTCGGCGGGCGCTGTCGCGCTCCTGTTCGAGGCGGGCGGCGTGGGCGAGGATCGCGGCGCGGGCTTCGTTTGACGCCATCTCCAAGTGTCCGTGCCGCTCAGTGTTGTAGTCGGATGACAACGGACGGTTAAGATAGCGGTCCAGCTTTACCCTCGCATTCTCAAAGGCCACCACCAACCGCTCAACCTCGGCCGGATCGACCGCCGCCCTGCCCGCGTCGTAGGCAATCGTCAGGTTGCGCGCTTCCCGCTCAGGGCTGTCACTGAACAAAAAGCTCATCTGCTCAATCGACGGGCCCACCATCGACTCGTACCCTTCGGCGTTCTTCTCAACCCTATACATTACCGTCCCTCCTGCTGCGCTTGCGGCGCTGTGGCTGTGAGCGCGGTCATTATTCTGTTGTCCAGTTCCTGCGGGATCTCCCACAAGCCGAGCGCGCCCCTGTACGGGATTGGCTCCGGTAACGGGTAGGCTGGCCCGAGAACGAAACCAAAGCGGCGCGGCTCATAGTTGCCGAAAGCGTATTCTTCGTCGCTGATCTGCGTCCGGTCTGGCGAAAGAAACCAGTCCGACACTTCTCGCTCGCCGCCCTTTCCGATTCCGATCATCTTGCGTGTTTGCGCAAAATGATTAGCCGGATTGGTGCCCACGCTCTCACACGACGCTCTAGCCTTATCAATTACTGAGCAACTATCCAATCACTCATTTTCACATATTGCTACTCATGCTCACTCGGCCTATACTTTGCCGCCGGAGTTAAGATCGTGGATCACCCCTCCGCCCTCCCGCCGCGGATTTGGGCGAGTAGCGCGCGGGCCTTCGTCAGTGCGACAGTCGCGCCAATCTCATCGTTGGCCGGATTGAACGGCCACAATAAAGCCGCCGCCTGCAGCAGCGCGTGATCGTCGGCGGGGCGGGCCAGAAGCGCGGCTTCGAGTTCGTCAATGCGATTCTTCAGGAATGCAACTTCCCGCAGCTTTTTCAGTTCACGCTCGACGCGGTTATTGATGTCGTCGTGCAGCCTTTTGCGCTCCTCTTCCAGTTCTTTGATACGAAGCGCGTGATCGTCGGTGGGGCGGGGTTGTCCTTCCCTTGCGACGTAGGCCGCGATGACGGCAGCGGCGGTGCGCTCCCAATCGGCCTTGAGCGTCTTGGATTCTTGATCCCACGGCCAGTTAGGGTTGTTCTCCTCGAACGTCTCAAACGCTACCTGTCCGTAACTCTTACCCATTGCTGGCCTCCTCGGGGTGTCGTATTTCGATGATGGCGCGATAGCGCCAGAACTCCCCGTGACGTTCGGACTCGTAACAGGATCGGCACACGCGCCACTTGCCGTTTGCGCCGAGAATCAACTCGGCAAGGTTGCCGCACGATCCGTCGTCAACCGGAGTACCTAGCGGCTGATGCAATGCGGGCCGCTTCAGTACTGGATTCCACTCGCACAAATCAGGCGTCACTTGCTGGCCTCCTCGGCGGGGGTGGCGGGGCAGGCCGAGTGATAGATGTTCGGCTCGCCGGTGAACCATTGCGGCCCTTTGCCGTGCCAACTGTCGGTTACGGGAGACTCCCCGTACTTGAATCCCTTGCCGCATTTGCAGCAACGCGAGAACGCCCACCGCTTGAATTGTTCCACGCAATGCACTTGGAACTTCCAGTGATGGAAATGCCATCGGGGCTTACGCCACCACGGGCGCTCGTCAGTCCGAATCAACCGAACCGCGCACAGCAGCAGCCGTACCAGCCCGTCTTCGTTGTCCTGAGCTTCTCGTGCTGACGCGATTATGTTGTCATGCGGATAGGACGCCAATGAGAGCACGCGCGTAACGTGCTTGGATGGAAGAGGCTTCCAGCGGGGGCGCTTCTTCAGATAGAAAAGCGCTTCCTGCCACGCCGCATAAAGTATCTGGATGTGTCCCGCGCTGGCGAGATTGATGGACGCGTAGTCCATCGAAAACCAGAAAGACCACTCGTCTTTGGCGGCTTTCTTGGCCCACTCGCGGTCGGCTTCGCTGCATTTAACAAAAGCCCATCCGCAGGAATCGTCGGAGCCGTCGCGCTCCGGATCGACATGCCACACGGTTACGATAGGGCTGCGCGGCATCCACTTGCCGTAAACGCGCTGGTCAAATTCAGAAACGGAACGCTTCTTAATCGGGAAGCGGATCTCGAAAGCAACTGTCATTGGATCGTGCATGTAATCTCCTTAATCGACATTCTTCCTCCAGCGCGCTAGTGGTTAGTCGTGGCTGTACTCGTCAACCGAGATGCCGTCGCGGGTGGCCGTGACCTGAACGTGGTCTCCGAACGACGCAAGCAACACGTCGTCATCGTTCGCTCCTTTCCACCAGTCGCACGCGTTCTTGTGTTTCTTGTCGCCCCACGAGGCATGCTCAAATCCGTCTTCGTCGTCGCCCTCGTCTCCCGCCGATCCGACGCGCTTGATGGTAAGGTCGCTGGCACCAAACACGCACGGTTCGCCGTCGTTGAAATACGGCGTGTACTGAGTCCAGCGAAGTGCCTCCACGTCGGGGTTGTCGTTGAAAAACGTAGCCAGTTCTGCTTTGAATGCGGCCTGTCCGTGTTCTTTGATTTGTGCGCGGGCCGCTTCCATCGAAGCCTTCAGTTCTGCAATCGTGCTCATAGGTCTCCTTAATCAACTAACGGAATGAATGTGGTTTTACGTTGTGCCCCAAGCAGGCCAGAAAGCGGCAAGCCTTCAAAGCAGTCCTGAAGCGTTGGAATAGTGCCAAGGTCGTCGAGAACGTGCTGTTCTCCGATGTCGCGCACGCTGACTTCCTTGCCGTCAGAGTTAGTTATCAGCGTTCCGAATACTTGCTCACACAGGTAGATGCCGAAGGCGTTGTGAAGCACGGCGCGATGCCGCATGTCTGGAATCATCGCCTTTGTCTGGTCGAAGAAATCGTGGATGCGCTGATAGTCCTCGCGCTTTCCGCCCCACTTGCGGGCGCTGCGATTGGCATGTATGTGCGGTTTCACACTCGCCTCCGGTTGTTCTGTTCCCGTTCCATGTCAGTCCCCTCTGTAGCTGAATCGTTTGCAGTACGAGAAGATGCGCCCGCCGACTCCTCGTTCCTCGCCGTAACATTTCTCGTCGCAAACGTGGCCCTTTACCCACGTCGCCCGCCGCTTACCGTTGGGCAACTGCTCCCACGCTGGCGTTGCAGTACCTTCAGGGTCAACGCAATCGACATGGGCGCGCCTGCCGTAGCCGCCGTCGAAGTAATACTGGCCTAGTGTGATGTCTTGCTCGCAAACGGCGCAATCGTGCATCGACAGGCAACGCCGAATCTTGTAGCGGCTGTACTTGTTCCACAGCGCCTCAGTTATGGTTGTCAACTTCTCCCGTTCCATGTCACTGGCCCTTGGGGGTGCGGATCGCGGCGAGCATCAATCTGGCGTCATTGACTGCCCGCGCTTCGTTTATAAGGAACGACCCTATGCCGTATCCGTCAACGTAGAAGGTCGCGGCTCGCAACGCCACAGCCGCCTGCAATAGTGCGTGATCGTCGCTCCGGTTTTCGCTAGCGGTCTGGCGGTTGGCGTATTCGTCAATGACGGCCTGTGCCACCAGTTCGCAGATGCCGCGCTCCTCAATCGGTAGTTCCGCCCATGGCGTGTCACCGTTCGGCGTTACGGACTCGTATGCAATTTCGGCGTAGCTCTTCATGCTCTTACCTCACAAAATGGATTGCTTCTTGCATCTTGTCGATGATGCTGTTGACGTAATCAAGGGCGTGTTGCTGTTCTTCCGTCTGCGGAGCGCTCAGCCTTTCGAGCATTCCCTTGAGCGTCGAGCGCCCAACTATGCAAGCGGCCCGGAGCGTGTCCGTGCGGGCTTCAGATTCCGCTAGTTGTCGGTTAAGCCGGTCAATCTCTTGGTCGTATCCAATGCGTCCCATCGCCATTTCACTCCCCTCCTTGCGGGACGGATGCGGGCAATCCGAACTTGCGGAGCATGTAGGCGCGGATCAGTTGCGCGCGTTTCGAGCGGCGAGCGTCATCAGCGGCGTCAACGATGTCGATCATTTGACGTGAGTCAATGTGCAGGGATTCCGCGGCTCCAATAAAGCGGCAAGAGTCAAGCCCGACAAGTGACGTGATCGGGCATTCGGTCCGGCCGTCACATGTGCGGACAATCCCCCCGAACTTGTCAATCCGCCATCCGCCCAACTCGGCGGCGCGGTCTATTACTTCCTTCACGGACATGGCGGCACTCCTTTCCAGCGGTTTCCTTTTGCAGTTGATAGGACTTGCTCGGTGGTCAGTCCGCGCTTGTATCGCCAGTGGACCTTTCTAGGGCTTAGCCCGAGCCTCTTGGCCCATTGGAATAGCGGCAAGGTGACGCCCCTGTATTCAATAGAAATGACGTTGCGCTTGTTTAGGGACTGCTCGGCGACGGTGGCCCATTTGCAGTTCGAAGGCTCGTAATTCCCGTCGTTGTTGATGCGCTCAAGCCAGTGCCCATCAGGGCGCGGCCCCATATCATCGTAGAAAGCCTGAAATGAATTCCATCTGTCACAGATCCGGATGCCGCGCCCGCCATAGTTCGCATAGGCAACGGCTTTCGGATTCAGGCATCGGCTTCTCATGCCAACCCATGATGAGTACGACGGCGTTCCGTGCATCCAGTGCCGCGGTCTCAGGTTCTTCGACATTTCTTCCTCCAGCGCGCTAGTGGGTGACATTGAACGTGATGGCCCACACCCACGGGTTTGCGTCCCATGAGCCTTTGCCGTTGATGGACTCCCACAGGTCGCGGTAAACCGTCCGCGTGTATTGCTCCCACCCATAATCAATCGCGGCTTCCGGATCTTCGGGAGCCACCTTGCGCTTGCATTCGGGCGAGCAATACTTAACACCAGCAAACGCCGCGACGGAATACCTGGTCACAGCCGGGACATCGCACTTCAGCGCGCTCCTGTGCGCGCCAATGCAGGTCGCACTTCTTGGAGCAGAACTTCGGCGGCTTCTTCAATGCGGCGCGCCCCTTTCGGTCGAACAGCGATCCGCACACCGTACAGGTGAAGCGCCTGTCTCTGTCCATCGTGCTCTTTGCGTCACACACCGCAACGACGGTCCTCGGATTGTCAGGGTCAAACTCGATGAAACTAGCCTGCGCTGTTACATAGCAGTCGTCCTTCCACACTCCCGCTTTTGTGGCGGCGTCCATGACGAGCTTCATAAGGTTATCGGTGTCGATGCGCTGAAAGTTTGGCCTGTAGAAGATTGCGGCTATTGCAACGCATCCCGTGATTGGATTGCCCTTGAAGTTCTCTTGAAATGTAGCGATTAGATCGCGCTCGCCGTTCGCGGTGTTCGCAGGAGTGTAAAACCTGCGAGACTTTGCCGACCACCGCGCCCGCGACTTGCTTACTGGCGCGCCCTTGTGAACCATGAAGTTCATTCGCTCCATGTCGGCGTCCTCCCCTACAAGTCCGCGAATCTTCGTAAATATCAGGTCAATGTCCTTGTTCACAGCAGATCCCTCTTGTAAGCGCCCGCCTTGCTGAGCGCCTGCCGCTTACGGCAGCAGTCGCGGCACGACGGGTTGCGGCCGTCTCGCGTGCTGGTACAGCGCCCGAAATGCACTACGTTCTTCGGCGTCTTGCAGCCGGCGCAGGTCTTCTTGGGAAATTCCACTCATCCATCCTCACAATCAGCCGGGGCTTTCACCCCGGCCAACCGTCACAGAATCCTCAGGGTCTATGCGTAGGGCCGCTACGCGCGGTTTGCTCCGGTGAGCAATTTCATGCGCTCTTCCCGCTGTTGACGGCCGCTAAGCTGTCCTTCAGCGCCCGAATGATTGCTTCGCGCGAGAACTCGTCATCGTTGGGCGATGGCTTCTCCGGCATCCCGTACTTATCCAGGTATTCCTTCCACAGCCGCTCCAGTTCGTCGCAGAACTCCAGAACCAGCGGTTCCATCTTGGCGATGAACTTCTCGTCACGCTCGGACCTGTGGACCGCTCGCGGCATACCATCGGGCGAATAGGACAACAGGTCGTTCCATTTGCGATTGGCGACCCATAACTGAGACTGGACCTGTATGCGGTGTTCCTCGTATGCAGCGCCGGACATCAGCAAATAACCGACGTGTACGGCCGGTTTTGGTATTTTCACTTCGAGCATTCCGTCATCGCCCACAAGGCGGTCAGGTGAAGCGCCGTACCGCCCGCAATCTGACGATATGAAGCCGACCTTCTCCGTGGTCACATCGCCCTGAAACTCGTAATACGCGACCGCCTCCGGCTCTTTGTCCGATCCGCGCTCCATCCATGACGTTTTGAAGTCGGTATTGGGAAGCCCCGTGGCGCGCTCGGCAATAAGTTCCAGCCGGTACATTTCGGCCTGCTTCGACGGGTTGCCCGTGGGCGTCACAATGCGGTGAAACTGGCTGGCCGTGGGCTTGCCAACACGAACCTCCATCCATTGCGGACTGCCCTGAACGATGTCCTTGTAAATGACGGGCACGTTTACGCCCGCATCTTTCTGCGCTTGTCGGCAATCGCGCTCATGGCCTTCTTGTAATCGCGCTTCAGAATGGTCCGAACGCTGGTTGCGTTCATCACTTCGAGGAACTTCTTCACGTCGGACCCGGTGTCAGCAAGGCCCGTCTCGATGTCCTGAGCCTCGTCATTGCTCACCGGCTCCAAGCTGTTCCCGTCTTGATCGTCGCCCTCGGTGACCAGGTTAAAGAACATATTGGTCAGCGCCCGACGCGCATAACTGACGGTGGAGATAACGGACTGTGCGCCGTTCTTCGATCCGCTGTTGTCGAGCGGCAGAGTGATTTCCTTGGTCTCGCTGTGGCCGTCACGGTGCGTTAGCCGGCAAGTCACGCGCACGCCCTTATCGGTTGCGCTGCTGTCGAAGGACATGGCGAAACCTTCGCCGGCGAGGAACGGCCTCACCAGCTTGTCGATGTCTTCGAGCTTGGCGTATGGGCCGTGGTGACTCTTGCCGCGCTTCGGGATCGGCGGCAGCTTCGCGGTCAGATTGGACAGCGCGGCAAAGAACTTCGTGCGCCGCTCATCCGCCACAACGCGCTCCTGCATGTCGAGAAGCGCCTTCATCTTCTCCGGGTCAAACCTGGGATCAGCGGCAACGTGCGCGATGACCTCCAGCAGGTTTGAGGGTTGAACCGCAGGCGTCATGTCCTTCGCCTGCGTTAACGTCAGTTGCGTGTTTTCAGAATCCATAAGTTCAAAAAGAGGCGGGCCGGTTAGACCCGCCGGAGTAAGAGACTGAACCCGAATGCAGGCAAGGGGCCTGCGGCCCAATCGGCACGGTTGCCGAAACCTAAATCACCACGTCAATCAGGGCCTCGCAGTCGCACCCCGTCACGAGCACGGTCCGGAAGGGCCTGCGCCCCATGCCGAAGAGCGCGCGGGCCTCCTGATGGCATTCGAGGCAGCAGAGTTCGGGTCCGACGGAGCGCCCGTTGTCGTCGATGTCCACGTCCGCGAGGGTGACCGTCATACCGCCGCCCTCTGTCTTTCCTGAAACCGCGCTTCCATCCACTCGGTGCGCCGCTCCCGCGATCCCCAGCAGTCGCCGGGGCACTCGTTGTAGAGGTAGCCCACGATTGCGGGCAGGGCCTTCAGGCTGTCGCTATCGGCCAACGAAATCGCCATCCCGAGCTTGTTGTCGATGCAGGCGGCAAGGAAACTGCCCGTTGGCCGGCCAGTCTCGACATAGGCGTCAATGCTTTCCTTTAGGGCGTCCGGCAGTTCGATGCCGCGAAAGATGTACTGCGCGGTCTTGATTCGCTTCAGTGGTCTCATTAGAATTCTCCTTCCCAAAACTCCGCCTCAATCTCCGCGTGTTTGTCGCGCTCCGTCGCCCCCGAGACGCAGCGATCGCAGCGGCCGTCCTCGGACAGCGAATAGCATTCGGCGGGGCATGTGGCGCACTCCAAGAGCGGCTCGCACTCCGCTTCCGGCCCGATGTGGCGCTCGTAGTAGAGGGCGATCATTTCAGCAGGTCCGCCATTTCATCGAAGTACATGTCGAATTCGTTGCTGGAGCAGGCGCGCTCTCGAGCGATTTCAAAAACCTTCTTGAACTTGGCGTCATTGCGCGACACGCCGTAACGCTTCTCAAGCGATGCGATGAACCTGTCTTCAGAGTCGCGCGACTTCCGATTCTCTTCGGCCCGTATCTCGCGCTTCTTGGCATCAATGGCGTCATCGTTTGCTTTCAGTTGGGCCTTGAGTTCGACGCGCTGATTCCGCAGTTGCGCCAGATCTTTTTCCAATGTCTTTTCCAGCTTCGTCTTGTCGCTCACATCAACCTCCAAAGCACCACCATCACCCACGCATCAGCCGCCAGCGCCACAACCGGAAGCGCCATGCGGCGTATCGCCAGTCGAAGCGCGTCATTCCGCCGAGGGGTCAGGTAGATGGTCATTGCTGGCCTTTCTTTGAGCGTTCAACCGATCGCTTGGCCGCGTCCAGAAAGCCCTGAACGGCATGAAGCTGCCGCTCTTCTAGCCATTGCAGCAAGATTGAGCATCATGGCTATTTCGACTCCGTGGCCATGGGGGCGAGACATCCACGGAAGGGGCACGGCTTCTTTTCCATCATCGCGAGCGCGTGATTGGAAGCGTGGTGCCTGTCAAATGGATAGAAGTCCCTGTCTGCCAGAAGTTCTTCCATCAGCTTCGCGTGCTTGGCAAGTTGCGTTCTGGCACGACGATCAGCCGTCTTGTAGTCTCGATTAGTACCTAAAGCCATATTCAAACCGCTCCCTTCCTGACAAACGTCCACCAGATCCAAATTGCGAGAAGCGTGCCACCGGCCAGCAGGGCTTGCTTCACGACAGAAACCGCGACCGTCAAGTTCAGTTCGACCATGTAGACGCACCTCGGGCGTTGCGTTCAGTTCTGGAATCGTTCGGCAGGGCCACCACGCTCTAACCACCGCGCTCCAGCCTGGTTAAACTGTTTCCAAAAACCAGCTTTTCAGGGACTCAACCCGATTAGCCTTACCGGCTCTTTCGAGTTGCTCCCATGTAATCGCGCCTTGCAGAACCAGATCGTGTGCCGCCTGATAACAGGGACGGCACAAGCCGCGCACTCCGCCGTCCCTCTGACACCGCCTCGTAAGGCAGCGCGGACGGCTTGCGACGGCCACAGTTCTTTCACGCACGGGCTTTGCTCTCTTCAAGAAACCAATCGGAGGCCAGCGTCCGTGCTCCGGCCTTTCCCGCCTCCTGTAATTTCTTCCAGCTCGTGCGACCGTCCTTGACGAGCTGTCTTGCTGATTCGTAGTGCTTCCGGCACAGCCCCCGGCACACCGGCGAATTGCCGCATGGGGGAAACATACAAACCGCATGTGTCAATTTACGCATGATTCAAAGCTCCGAATACAGACGATTACAGCAACTTGCAGGGTTATACACGTGGATGGCCTACGATGCAAGCCTAAAATGTAGATTTATTCGGAGACCTTCTGAAACACTGTGCGACATGACGACTGAGGACCGATGCCTATTTCCAAAGTGCGAGAATCCGCCGGCCAGTCGCGGGCTTTGCAAGAACCACTACCAGATGGCTCATGACAAGGTTAAGCAGGGAAAGACATCATGGGAGGCTCTGGAGAAAGCAGGGAAAGCGAATCCGCGTCAGGTCAAGGAGGGATCGTGGTTCGAGGAAAAGCCTACAGGGGGGAGTAAGAAAAAATCGTTTGGGATGAATGGGCCAGCGCGCGTCATCGGAGACATCACGTACCTCTTCAAAGAACGCAAAAGCACCTAACGCACGCTGCCCCTTCCGGCCTGCGGCAATGATGAGCCGTCCCATGCCGTCAGCAAGCGCGTCTGTGTCTCTATTGTGCTCGGCGTGCTTGCCTTCGCCGTCGTGTACTTCCTCACGGGGAAGTCCGCGATGATCCTGGTATCGTGAAGATCAAGATAGCGGCCATTGCTCTTGCCGCGCTCTACTTTATCGGAATGACCGTCTGGAACGTCACGCATCCCGACCCACCAAGGCCGGATCGCGGCGGTATATTCACGGTCAGCGAGTACCGGATCTACAGGGCGCTCCGGGATACTCCCGAAAAGGACCATCCGAAACTGCCGATTACAATGGGCGGCAGCCTTCACAGCATGATGTTCATTGCTGGACAGGTGGAGGACAACTTGAGAAACGGACGCCGGCTGACCGGCATCGCATCACATGAGATTCGCTATTCCTACAACTGGAACGGCGAGACTGAATAGCAATCCGACGAAGGTGTTATTTCGCGCTTGACACGCTAGCGCCCTTGCGTCTACCTTAGCCGCGAGCCACCACGCTCTGCCACTTCGCTCCAGCCTCTAACGGAGGCTGGAATGTCCGACAGTCAGACCGAACAATCTACACACCACTCCGGCATCCGCTCGGGCGCCGGGCATGTCGCGTACTGCAACCTGTGCGGCATACCCAAGTATCCCTGCGCCCTGCATGAAGACGCGGTTCGCATCCTCCGCGAGCACCGCGAGACGCAAGAGCACCAGCTACAGCTCTCCTGTTACCAGACTTCCGGCAAGCGCGAGGGGAGCCGATGAAGAAGCCCGTCGAGTCCATCCGAATGAATGACGCTGCCCGTGAGGCCGGCGTGCTGGACATACTCTTCAATCTTCGCCGTCTTGATGCTCGCCAAAGTCATGTATCCGAAGAACGGGTTAATGTGCTTCTCGAAGTTCCGCTTCAGGTCTTTGAGGCTGGCCCGCTTCTTAATGGCGTAGTTCCGCTCCATGTCGGCGGCAATCTCTTTAAACAGGCATCGGCCCGTCCGGTGAGTGATCGGCGCGCCCTGCGCCAGCATCCCTTCGAGCCGCTTCAGTTCGTCACAGGCGGCTTGATAGTCGGTCGTCTCGGCGCTCCGGGGGCGCTGCTTGCCGTCGATCATGGGGGCTATCCACCAGAACGGCGAGTCTTTACGGCGGTAAGGCTTACTCATGGGCCGGGAACTATACCACCCCGCCCCTGCGAGGTGGCGGGATGAGCATACCGGGACCGATGGGCAAACTCATGGGCGAAGTGGACGCGATGGTCGAGGATCGAATCATCCGGGAACGGCTCAAGGCTCCCTTCCCGTGGTTCGGCGGCAAGTCTCGTGTCGCTGACCTCGTGTGGCAACGGTTTGGCGATGTCCCTAACTACATCGAGCCGTTCGCCGGTTCGCTGGCCGTCCTGCTGGCCCGTCCGCACGATCCGCACACCGAGACAATCAACGACCTTGACTGCATGGTGGCGAACTTCTGGCGGGCGCTTTCCGCCGATCCTGACGCCGTTGCTCAGTATGCCGACTGGCCGCCTTACATGGACAGCCGAACGGAGGGCCTTTATGCAGCGGACTCGCTTTCCGTAGCGGCCGAAGTGCGCCATTGGGCCATCGAGAACGGGAATAACCGGCTGCTCAGAATCGCGCTGTGTGGCTACGAAGGCGAGCACGACCTGCCGGGCTGGGATTGTGTGGAGTGGAAGGCCAAAGGCGGATACGGCTCGCAGGGCAAAGGAACCGGGCGGGAAAACGCTGGCCGGGAACGCATCTGGTTTTCGCCGCACTGTCTTGCGGTCAAGCGGCAACAGGAAGTCTTCGACTTCACAAGCGGCTGCGAGGCGGGGCGATGAGGCCTCTCTGCATTGACCTGTTCTGCGGCCTTGGCGGCTTTCCAGTACGGCGACTGAAACACGTAGACAGCATCCGGAAGGAAGCGGCGGCGATTCTCGAGCATGGCTTTGACTCGAGGGGTAATGGAGAGGATGCGCCTCGCGTAATCGGTCTTCCCCGCCCTGATTTCAATGTAGCCGGACCTCGAGTTGTGCGCGCCTTCGATGTGAACGTCGGTCCACTCGAGCGCGACTCCTTCGCCGGCGCGAACTCCGGTATCCAGCGAGAGCGTGGCGAAGTCGCGAAGGGTGTGTTCAGCCATCGCCAGATACGCCGCCTCTTGTCCGTAGGACAGCACGAACTCCCTGCCCTTCTCTCCGGTCAGCCTGGGATTGGTCGGCGCGGCAGCGGGCAATTTAAACGTCTTTCTGGCGACATTCAGCATCCGCTTCAGGACGGTCACTTCCCTGTTGATGCTGGCAATCGACATGGTGTGTTTGCGGTGGCGGATGTATTCCTCCACGACGGCTTCGTCGATCAGGTTCAACCGGCATTGAGCCAGCGGTTTGTGCTCGAGCAGGCGCCGGACCTTCTCTTCGTAAAACTCCACGGTGGCCGGGTGATCGCCGTTTCTGGTCCGGACGAACTCGAGGAAGTCTTCCTTGAACTTCTCGAGAGTCGGCCCCGGCTTATTCGGTCTCAGGCCGTGGATCGCCAGCGCGAGATCCGTCTTGGCCTTCGCCTCAATCTTGCGGGCCTCAGCAGCGTTGCCGAGTTTGGTGGACGCCTGATGCCGCTCGCCGTTGAACCGGAACGAATACCAGTAGACGCCGCCGCGTTTGTATATCGCCATACGTGGCCGCGAATTATAGCCCACACCCCCAGCGAGGCAAGGGCATGAGGGTGCTTGTGGCCTGCGAGTTCTCCGGTGTGGTGCGCGATGCCTTTGCCGCGCTCGGCCATGACGCGTGGTCCTGTGACCTGCTGGACTCGGAAACGCCAGGGCAGCACATCCGCGCCGATGTCTCAAAGGTGCTCGGCTGGGGCTGGGATTTGATGGTGGCTCATCCGCCCTGCACATACCTGACCAACGCCGGCGTGCGCCACCTTCACGAAAACGTCTCGTCACGTCTTGGGAATCGGACGGCCATTTACGGGAAGGCCCGCTGGGTCGAGATGGAGAAGGGCGCCGAGTTCTTCAATGTGCTCAAGAGCGCGCCTATACCGAAGATTGCCGTCGAGAATCCCGTACCGCACGGTTACGCAACGCGAATCATCGGCCGATACACGCAACTGATTCAGCCCTGGATGTTCGGGCACGGGGAAACCAAGGCCACCTGCCTATGGCTGAAGTCGCTGCCGCCGCTGTGGCCCACGCAGGTTGTTGAAGGGCGCTTCCCGCGCGTCGACAAGACGCCGCCATCCAAAGACCGCTGGAAGCTCCGCAGCGTCACCTATGCAGGCATAGCCCGAGCCATGGCAGAGCAGTGGGGCAATCCCCCGCCCTGAGCGCCGCTATTGGGGGTGTTGTTCCTAAACACGGACGTTACTTGTTGAGGTTGAATCGTTGAAGTTCTTTCGCATTCGGAATTGGGAAAAGTACCAGCATTACAAGGATCGGTTCCCGCCTTGGATCAAGCTGCATCGCGGCATTCTCCGCGAGCACAAATACTTCATCCTCACCGAAATTGAACGCTGTCACCTGGTCGGACTTTTTCTTGTCGCGGCAGAAACCGGCAACAAAATACCAAACGACCAGCAGTGGTTACGCGTTCAGCTTTCTACGTCAAAACCTGTAAACCTAGACAGGTTAGTAGATACCGAGTGGCTGGAATGGATGGAGCAAGACGCTAGCAACGTGCTAGCAGATTGCAAGCAGCCTGATAGCGACACGCTAGCCTCGCGCGTGCCCGCGCGATATGTCTCTCCCTCTGTCTCTTCTTCTGCCTCTGTTCCCGGGAAAGGGGATGCAGGGGAAAACCCGGAAAAGCTCACCTTTGGCGAGTTCGGGAACGTCCGATTGACGGCCGAAGAGCACGAAAAGCTTGTTCAGAAGCTCAACGGCGCGCACGAGTCCTACATAAACCGGCTCGACCGTTGGGGCGCCGAGCAGCCGGCCAAATTCAGACAACGCAAGAACCATTACGCCACGATCCTTACCTGGTACGACAGGGACGGGAAAGAGGGCAAGTTGCCCGCGCGCAAAGAGACGCCGGAAGAAGCGCGAGCGCGATTGACGAGGGAGTATGAGCAAAAACTACAGCGTCGCTGAGTTCATGTCAGCCATGCAGTTGAACTTCGGGGAGCCGAAAGACGACGGGATTTATCTGGATCGGCTCGCATCGTTCAAGCCGTGGGAGCTTGGCAAGATTTTTGATTCGATGGTCGAGACCTACGACCGCGCAGGCTTCCCGCGGTTAGCCGCGATCCTGAGCGCCGCTAAGTCTCTCGGGTTGCCCAAGCTGGACCCGCAAGAAACGTCAACGGACTGGCGCCCAACGGACTGCCGGTTGTGCGGTGGCTCCGGCATGGTGGCGTCGATCTGGTCCACGTCGGAGCGGCCCAGCCCCACGGGCGAGTTCACCGTGGACGTGCGCGAGCGGATTCACTTCGGCCCGTACCAGGCATCCGGTCCCTACCTCGTGGGTGACTTTACGCGCACGGTGTCCCGCTGTACGTGCGGCGCGAACACAAAATGCGTTGGCGGGTTGCCTGTCTTCGAGCTGGGAAACGACAAGGTAGAGCGCGCCATGCCGAAGCGGCCACAGGACGGCAAGAGCATCGCGGAACTGCGCGAGGAGTTCAAGCGGCTGTTCGGTGATGCGCTCAAGAACAAAACAAATCCGGCGCCGCGGCAGTATCGGCGGAACAGAGAACCGGGCGATGAGGATTAAGAAAGCAATCGGCCCCCGCGTAGTGCGGGCGCGGCGGATCAGCCAGCCGAAACGGAAAAGGAAATCCAACTTGAAACGGCTTGGACCTGACGCCGCGACGGCCGATGCCCGCATTCAGGCGAAAGGGAGGATATGAAACTCACTGTAGACAACCGTAGCGCCTCCGACATGCTGGCCTATCTGGAGGCAAGGGTCGATGCGCTCCGTGAGCGTGTGCGCGAATTGGAGCAGGAAAACGGGCAACTCCGCGCTGAGCTGCATTTCGAGCGCTACAACAACGCGCTGGATGAGGCGGTGCGCGGGTGACACAGGGGCGCGAGTGGGTGCGGTGGAAATCAACACACGGTCCGAAGCGTGATTGGACGATGTGGCATTTGATGCAGGCGCAACGGTCCGACATGACGACGTGTTCGGTCATCGTCGAGCGCATTGACGCAGTTACACACGAGAAGCCAGCCGAGCGCGTCTGTGAGTCGTGCGTGAAAGCGGGTAGCCGTGCCTAACGTCAAAGCCAAGCCCTGTGACGAATGCCACGTCATCAAGCCGCTGGTCTGCTACCCGGTCGACCAGAAGCAGCCCGACTCGCGCGGCAACACATGCTCGAAGTGCAAGAACGACGCGGACAAGAGAAAGGCGAAACGGTGAAGTGGGACATGGTTCTCTATGGCGTCTTAGTCGGCATCTTCATCGCCCGCATTGTCAGGCGGTGCAGGTGATTCGTGTTTGCCAACGGTGCGGAGCAGTCTTGAAGCAGCGCGACAGCGAGCGCCCGTCAGAGTTTGAAAGGCGGCAGCGGTGCGGCCAGTGCCAGCCGGGACGCGCGCCTAGACCGAAGAGTTTTCGCAAGCGTGCCATGGAAGCTATGGCCAGAATTTTGGAACGGAGGGAAAAGTTGGTGTGAGTGTGGTTGCTCTCGCCTAGGCGGGGATTGCCACGGTAGTGCAGGGCTCATCTCAACGGGAGGAAAGTAAGAATGGAAACACTCAAAGTTCGATGGACCGGAATCAGGCCGATGCTTATGCACAATGGCCTTCTTGTTGACCCGATGAATCCTTTTCAGCGTCGGATCAAGGAACTTGCGCGCAAGGGCGCGAAGAAACTGACGGACTCTGATTACGAGCAGATCGACAGGCTCAAATGGGAAGGCGGTCTCTACTTCGACGAGAACGTCGGGCCGTTCGTGCCTAACGACAACATCGAAGCGACGATTCTTGCAGGCGCGCGCAAGTCGCGTCAGGGCAAGGAAACGCAGGCCGCTGTGTTCGTGTCGGATGAGATCGTGAAGCTCGACTACAAAGGGCCGCGCACGATGGAAGCGCTGTACGTGGATAAGCGGTTCCAGCTTCGGAAGCGCGTCACCATCGGAAAGGCCGCAGTTATCGGAGTGCGTCCGATGTTTCCGACTGGCTGGTCTATCGACTTCGAAATCGAGTTTGACGATTCGGTTATCAACCGAAAGGACGTAATCAAGGCCATGGAAGAAGCGGGCAAGCTCTGCGGCCTTGGCGACTGGCGCCCTAAGTTCGGAAGGTTTGTTGTAGACGTTTTGAATTGAGTTATTCCACGCCTCGTTGGGGCTCGGAAAGGTTCGGCGCGCCGGTGCTTGCCAGTGTCGAGCTTATCTCGGATCGGCTAAATCACTGGACGCCCTTCGGGCGTCCAGAAGAAATAACGCAATCATAAACAGTTTTCACGGGCGCGCCTCTAGTCCGGTCCTGTATGGCTAGGCGTTGCTCGGTTCGGCACTGTTCGGCTAAATCACCGGGCGCTAAGTCGCCCGGAAGTGAAACGCAATTATTGGAAATACCAGATTCCCGTGCATGGATCGGTTCGGTGCACCCGAAGCCGTCCAAGGATCGGTCCTGTAGAGCGCGGCGGGTCTTGGTGCGGCTTAACACGGAGCGGGCAACCGCTCCGAAGTATTCGCAATCATAAAGCTATCGGGTTCTGACAATAGCGTGGAAAGGCGCAAGCCCGTCGCTGTGGGGTTCTGTCAGGCTAGGCGTTGGATGGGTTCGGTTAGTCCACGGGAGCGGCAACGCTCCCGAAGTAAAACAAGAGAGGCTTACATGACAACAGAAGTTCGCAGGCTCCCATTGTGGAAGCACTGCTTTGATGAAATGCGGAAAGACGGCATCGAATACGGGAAGGTGTTTGGTGCTGACTTCTTGGAGAATCACCTATCGGAAACTCGCGACTCTATGCGGTTCAGTCTGGACATCTCACGCATTAGAAACGCAATGCTTGAAGAAGGCTATTACCTGTCTGGTGAGGGCCACAATGGCAACGCCTACGAGATTGTGCCAGCGGCAGACAATCACAAGATCATGTCCCGCAAGCTGGCCACGGCGAAGAAGGAAACTCGGCAAGCCGTTACGCTGGGCGTTAATACCCCAATGGACACGTTGACGGAATCAGAGCGAACTCGGCATTCGCAAGTGTTGGAGCGCGCGCAGATCCGCCTCGCTCTCACGAGAAACGCCAGCAAGATCAGGCCGATTCTCCAGAAGACAGCGCCCAATCTGCTGAAGTCGATTCAGGACTCAGAAAAGAGCGCCTGATCGCCTATAGAAACGCGCGCGCGCCTACAGTTGCTAAAAAAGCTATAGGCGCGCGTTCTCGTTTTCGGTTGTTGACAGCACCGCTAAAATACCGACGCGCCGACAGGCGCTCTGCTCCATAAAGAGATTCCCCTTCCTTGCGGCGCGCATGCGCTCACCCTCCCCGACTCCTTTCCCCTTGACGGTTGTTAGTTCGCGTGAAATGTAACGGGTTGCTCATGTCCCGCGCCTCATCGCTCTCGGCGCTTTCACCCGTGTAGAGCATGGCCAGCGTGCCGCTTCTTCTGAAGCCTGACAACACACTTGCGTCTAAAAATAGCCGGAACCGAAGACTGGATTACTCGCCGGGAAGCGGAGATTCTCGTTCAAAACGGAGACGCCATTATCGCTCGCATTGGTGAACGTCTCGAAGTGCGTACCACGGAAGAGTACGAGCGGAAATTCTATCGCTGGCAACGTCGGCAGAAATCCGAAACGCGGCGCTTCGATAGAGCCGTTGCGGAGTCCTGCTCTACCCGAGTGTGGAAGTCCAGACATAGCGGCAACCGTCCCATGGTGGACGCTCCACGCGCCAAGGTTCGCCAGTTCGTCGAGATAGCACCAAGAGGGATAACCTCCCGCTGATGTGGCCGTTGTCTTTCGCTGCACGAAGCCAGGTTGCCGGAATGCCGAGCCTTGCAGTGAGCACCCCAAACACAGGCCATCAGGATCGGGCACGCTATACAGCCATCGACGCTGGCGCAAGCAACGCCTTGAATTCCTTCGACGCTACCCGCTCTGTGTTCACTGCACCAGCGAGAACCGAGTCACTGCGGCCAACATCGTCGACCACAAGCGCGACCACCAAGGCAACGACGCGCTGTTCTGGGATCAATCCAACTGGCAATCCCTCTGTAAGCGGCACCATGACATCAAGACGGCGCGGAGCCGCCATTCGTGATTAAAGGTAATTGCATTACGGTGTGGCGCTGCGTTTCAGCGTATGGCTGACCGAAGAAAGAAGCATCACCAGCACAGCTAAGGCTAATGTAATGAACAGTATGCAAGTTGTAGGCTTTACTGGGGGGCACGTTCAATCTCTAGGGCTGAAAGCAAGGAAAGG